TAGTCGCGTAGATATTCGCCTGGATTTGGAAGTTGAACCACCGGCTTCAGCTGCGGGAATAACAACTGAATGGGAAGTTGTCGTTTTTGGCGTTGGTTATAATTGGATGCGTTTCCAGAACGGCATCGCAAACTTACTGTACACGGATTAAAGCGTTGGCTGTTAAATTAATACAGAAAGGGATGGCTACAGCAGCAGAAATATCACTGTCAGTAAGTATTGGAGAAGCAGTTGATACACTGACCCTTTTGGATATCAAATGCTTTAAACTTAAGGATGCGGCTCAAAAAGCAGAAAGTCAAGAGAAATATAATGTATTACATGCTTCACTAAAGGAATCTCTTACAAAATGTGCTTGGCATTATAAGATTTTACATGAAATTAATCTGCGTATTTGGGACCTATCACCTCCAACATCTGAAAAGGATCCAGTGTGTTATGAGATATTGAAGGAACAAGATCGTCGGACGCGGGTCATAAATAAGATTAATTATTTTATGAAATCCGATGTTGGTGTTGAGAAAAAGATATATTTGGAAAAGCGGCGGGCTTTTTTCTATGGTCATTTGGGATTAGGTGATATGTTCTGGTTGAATGGAGCAGTACGATATTTAGCAACTGAGTACGATGAGATTTTGGTCGTTTGTAAAAAGAAATATGAAGAGACTGTGACTGGAATGTATGCGGATGATCCTAGCATAAAGTTATATCTAGTTGAGGATGACATGGACATTCATCCTTTCTATCAGTATTATCGTAGTGTATGGGCTTCTAAGGGATATACAGTGTATGCCTGTGGAAATCACTTAATAAACCCTGCTGATATACCAAAGAAATCATGGATTTATGAATTTCCCTTTTGCTTTTACGATGATTTGAAGATTCCTCGTTCTGTGCGAACGGAATATTTCTTTATGCACACATATCCTGAAGCACTTGGTATGGTTCAGGTGGTGAAGCATTTTGCGCCTAAATATGTTATATTACATCAGCAAGCCTCTACAAAACGGATGAACTTGTGGGATACTGTGGTAAAACAAACAACTTATCCAATTTTGGACTTGAATGAGAACCATTATCCAGTCGGACACCCTTTTCATATTATAGCAGAATTAGTAGTAAATAAACCGCTTTATTGGCATAAGTGTTTGATGGAAGAAGCAACAGAGATTCATTTGATAGAAAGCAGTGTATATTGTATGGCATCGCAGTTGGATTTATCGCGTGTTACTGTAAAGAAATGTTATGACTCATTTGATAATTCGGATAAGCGGATTGGTGTCTTTGAGACAGCCGTACTTTAAGGTGGTCAGAAATAAAAACAACAATCCCTTCGGGGCTAATATTTTAAATATTATAAAAAAATAAGCAATTAAATAAGGAGAATGAAAGCCAAAGTTTGCTGGAAGACCACATTGCTTATGGGTGCATCTTTATTAGCATTAGTTGTGGCGTTCCAAGCAGTTAAAGAGGGGTTTGCGTCATCGCAGGGGGGCGCACAAGTACAACTTCGGACCAGTCATGTACCTGAGGAGGGAGAATTGGAAGAGAAAGCGGTTTTGGAGGCAGCGATGATTGATTATGGTTTGAAGCAGATGACGGAGCAGGGACTTTAATTAAAAAATTGACTAATTTATTTCCTCTATTATATAAACAAAGATGCCTCGTTTTGTGCGCATTGGTAATGAAGTAATCCACATTCCTTCACTAGCAAATGTATCTATGGGCACTACATGTTTAGGTGCCCCGTTCTTGTGCTTCTATTATCATAATCAGAAGAACCAGAATATGTCATATGGATTTGGTAAATGGTCGGTATGTGAAGCAGACTTGATTCGTATTAAGACGGCAATGATTGAAATTGAAAAGATTGTCCAAACTGTCCCATTGACTGAGGAAAAGGAGTCCCGGGTCTTACCGTTAGATACAGTTCCGGTCTCTCCACAGCAGGTACTTGTGCCTGAGTAGAAGGTCGCGGAGGTGTCGGTATTCTATTATGAAATATTTTTTGATACCAAGGCGTTGCTTCTACCATCGCAGCAACTTCTGTGTAACTAGCTAAAGGGAAATCTGTTAGAAAAGTCGCAGTATAACTGAAGCCTCCGTATGTGTTCAGTTGGTCTCTGTGTTTATTTTTAATTGTCCATTCCTCAAATTTGTAGAGGTTTTCGGCACATCGTGCCCCTATTACGTCAGCAATATGCTTAACGAAGTAGATTCCTCCTAAGCAACGCCACCAAAAGAGGAAGGCATTACTCATGATTTCATAGATTTCAACTTTTTCGGATTTAATAAACTCATGGACTAGATGCTTGGCGAATACGGAGCCATAGGAGTAACCGCGGTGCTCATGGTAGATTTCAAACTCATTAAGAACTGTTATTTCACCTTCCGTATAGATAGAGCAGAATCCAACGCAGATATCATCGTGAAATAGCAGATAATAATCATTCATAAAATTACTGATTAAGTCGGGATCATACCCCTTGCCATCATAGATATCTATGGGGCCACTTAGGAGACGCTGAAGGCCCGGATCTTCTGTGTTACACTCTTGAAGAGGGATAACGCGAAGATGGAAGTCCATTTTCTACATTCTGGGTTTAATTTTTTCTTGAACGCCGGGCTTTACGAAGTTTTTGTTTGCGGCTTTTTTGCTTCCTTCTTTGACCATTTTCTAGCAAAGGTACATTAGGATCTATACCAAGCTGATTCGTTGCCGCATACGCATTCCCCAGTTGTGCTAATTTTGCGTTTGTACTATTTAATAAGCCTACAGCAGCATGGGCTTCTTGCTGGAAAGCCACTGGTAATTGTTGAATAGATGATTTAGCCGCACTTATGGCTAATACCATTGCTTTTTGGCCCGCAGATAAGGCAAGAGCTTCTCCCGTGCTTTTAATTCTGGCAAGAATATCCACAACACCAGCACGAATTGTACGAGGAATACTAGTGATAACTTCTATTCTATTTAAAATAGCTGATGCTCTTTCCCAGTATCCTAGGTTTAATTCTCCACTTGAACTGATTTCATTTCCTTCAGGCGGAACCACATGGATAATAAAATCAATTACATCCATTTGTTCTATCTTATTTAATGTAAGAAAATTCCAGCAGATTAAGTAGGGAATGAAATTTAATGAAGCAAAGGCACAAGCAGTTGCTTTATTCAATTCTGCTGAGTTCAAGGAGCGTGTACAGGAAGAAGATGCTTCAATGTTACGGCAACTTGCTATCTTACAGGAAATCAATAAACAAGGTTTTATTACTGTAAACAGTCAGGCTGGTGCGAAGACGAAGGGCAAGCATTATGAAACAGGCAAGGCATACGAGAATATGGAGCGGGCTTATCTCATGGGATTCATGCTAGAAACCGAGGCGGCTTTGTTTATTAAAAACATGGGCATAAAAACGGATAAAAATGCCGTATTTGTGCCTGTGTGTAGCGATGATATTAAGTTACCTTCCGCTCTAGATATTCCTCTAACTATTACTAAAATTGGTTTCCCTAAGGAAATAAGAATTGATACACATTTCTCATCCGCTTTGCCGAAATCTACGTTTGAATCATTCAGAAAACAGGCCAAGTTAAATAAATCCGAGAAGGTTGTCTTTATTTTTTGCTGGGATTCTGAATGGGGTCGTCAAGGATTATTTAAGGATGTGTTGCGGGTGCTTAAACTCAGTGTATAGAGTAGGAGATGCCCTGTGTAGAAATCAAAGACAAAAAGTATCAGACACGAAAATCGCCCACATCTCGCCTGATACACGGGGTGGATGCTCAAATGAAGTTGAGCGTACCCGCTTTTCATGCGGAAGACTGTAAGGGAGTTATTAAGGAGGGCAAGGATGGGTTTTATATATCCTCGCCTGATACACGGGGTACCTACAAATGGATTCCAGCAAATCAAGAAGGGAAGGCCAAGCATTTAGCAAAGACTCAGAAGGTTAAGGGTGCTAAGACATATATGATTCACCATAACTACTCGGTGCCTTTTATTGTGGATGTTTCTGCGGGTAAAGCAACTGTTTTCAAGGCAACCTTTAAGGATAATAAAGTATTCGAAAAAGCCGCGGTTATCAAGGAAATTGCATACAAGCAAATCTGGATTGGGGATAATATGCTAGGAGGAAAGTATTATGCTAAGAAAGGTCAGTATAAGGGCAATTCTATTTTGATGGAGACGGCTGCTGGAAAGTATGTGTTTATAGGTCATATAATGATGGAGTTTTCGCTTCAGCCTGGCGATACTGTTGTCCAGTACAATTCACCTGTTGGAAATAATGACGTTCCGTATCCTTCCATTATGGGTAAGAATTTCGTATACTTCATGTGGGAAGCAGGACGAAATGGACCCGGGTATACGCCTGCTGCTCCATTTAATAAGAAGAAGAATGCCACTGATCAAATGTTAATGGACAGACATGTTGTAGTTAAGCCTCTAAAACACAAGATACTCAGTCGCAAGGGGTTTTAACACCAATCATTGTTAAAAAAGCGGTTTGTGTTCCGAAAGCATAGTGTAGAATTTCTCCAAAAGCAAAGAATCCAATGAAGGTCCAAAGAATAGGGTAGCCTGTGGCATAAGTGATTATTAAGGCACCGAGAAAAGTTAGTACTGTGTCAACAATTGATAAACCCAAAAACCTTGATGCGTGGGCACCTTCTCCTGGTTTGCCAAATAAATAGCGATAAGGGCAACTGGGCATTTTATCCTATGAGTGTGCGTCATTTTATCTAGCAAATCATACTTGCTAAAAGTAATGGCTTGTCGAGTATGTCAATTGGATCCTAAGAATCATAATTTTATCCATTTTGGTAATACAGCAGATGGTGTTGCGTTGTACTATACAAATCCTTCCAAGTCAAAGGAACTGATTGATACACCGGAAAAATTTGTTTTCTTCAAGACACATTTGGATGATGCGAAGGGGAAGGGTAATTGGATTTGGATTTTTGATTGTGCTGGAATGCGTAACGAACACTTTACATCGTATCAGTTTACCAAAAGCCTCATGCAGGAATTATCAAACGAACAGATGGAATCTATTCAGGGTATGTGGATTCTTCACCCCAATACCTGGATGCGTGCGTCAATTGCTTTTGTGAAGCCGCTTTTCAAGTCTGAACTTTTACAAAAAATCCGGGTATTTGAACACAAGCGTGAAGCCTTGATGACCGATTTACAGAAGGCAGGATTTACTGCGGCGGCGTCTGAATGGATTGCGAAGGAGACGGTGCTTCTGCCTTTGGCTATAAAAGAAGGAGTCGTGAAGAAGAAGTCAGTATTTTAATTGGTCAAATTGTAAAAAAAACAAGAGCCATATTTCATTAACATATATCTTTGTTTTTTATCATCTGTTTTTATAATTTCAAGTGATAAGTTCATGATATGAAACCATTTGTTTTTATGTAATTCATAGAATCTAGTTACTCTGTTTTCCATATATTTTTATACAACAGTGCCCGTTTAGACCAAAGGGCATTTTAAACAAGCACCTTCAATAAAATATATAATTATACAGATGTCTTTGGTGCTCCTGTAACTATAACATTCTCACTACAATCAGTATTAACTGGATTAGTTCTAATCACTAGATTACCAGGTGGTGGTTCGATGTGATACCTAGCTTCTTGGTTACGGAATGTGCCGGGATTTGATGGTCTCTTAAAACAGTAGAGAAAGATACATCCAAGAGGAGGAAAGAAGAAGCAACATGTGAACCACATACAACGAAGGCATGGATCGCAAATCCAGGCAGCACGACGGCGAAATGGAGGGCAGACAAACCAAAGGAAGTTAAAGATGTAAATAGAGAACATAATTACCATAGGAATGATGACCGCGGCTTTGTATTCATTACTAAGGTCTGCAAAGATTGAATTGATAGTCTCTCTGTCGCCGATACCGCCATTTATACAGTCTGTATTAGAGAAGTAGTAATAACGTCGTCCTGGAACTACGCCAATTGAATTGATGTAATTGCGATTGAAACAATAGTCGTAATCTGGTCCGTAGC